ACTTCTTCTAAATATAGCGTGTCTTTGTCTTTCTGACAAGTCGTCGCTAGTAAATGCTTTATGTAAATCAAACAACATTCCCGGAGAAGCACCAGTTATTTCACCCCACGCATCTGTTTCATCTGGTGTTCCAAACCTACCATCTAAACCTAACATTGGTCGCACACCCATAGGTGTATCAAAAAATCCACCACTTATTGTTTCTACCATATAGTTCATATCACCGGCTAGTGTTGTTATACCTGATAATTCAACTGCTCGTACTATTTTTTCTCCAAAATCTTTAGAGTCATAATAATCTCCACTTTTTAATTGATCGGCTACCCATCCAAGTGTAACCATACCAATAGCACCAGAAACAGCCGCACTTGCTCCATCTCTATTTTGTAACACGTTTGTACCAATTCTTTTAACTGATGATACACCATAAGAATAAAACTGAAATAACAATGCCATATACGCATTGTTAAATTTTCCACCATAATCTGTTTTTTCAAATCCTAGTCCACGCATTAATGGATTGTTCATTAATTCACTTATACCTTCATTATTTATTCTTATAACGCCCTGCATCATATTTGGTCTATCTGCTACACTAGGTGTTACAATAGTGCGTTGTACATCAGCATAAATTGCAGTAGCTAATTTTCTTTGAGCAATAGTGCCTCCTTTAAATCTAGTCCATTCTTGTGCATTAGCTAATATTTGATCACCATTTTTTTGTATTGGCATTTTGGCTATAGTTAGTGCCGTCTTTTCATCTATACCAAAACTAGCTAATCTACGTCTACCAAACTTATCTAACGATCCATCTGCCCATTTTAAAGAATCTTCTATTAGTCTGTGCATAGCAACTAAGCCGTGCATTTCTTTAATCATATGAGTCCAAGGGGTAAGACCATTTAGTATATAAAACATATTTTGTGGGCGTTCTAAATATTGCCCTAAATATTTATCAAACCAACCCATAGTGTTTCTGCGACTATGACTAATACCACCATCATACATAAATCTTCTGTTAAAACTATTTAACGTCATTTCAATAACAGGAGATAAAAAACGAATATCTGATAAATTTGATTTACGCCAAGAATTCATACCCATAGCAAAAGGTTCAATATTTCCTTTCATTACAGAACCTACACCATTAGTCATTATTGGTCTGGCTAATTCAGGCAATGCACTAAATATAACACGACCCATATATGCTAAAGAAGCCCAATTACGCATTGCTTGGGCTACACGAACATTTATACTTGTAGGATCAGAACTATATAATGTGCCTAATATTTTATCTTTTTCATCTATAAATGAATTTAATATAGCATTTCTGTTTCTAGTAGTTGTACCATCTAATATTAAATCTATTTCTGTATTAATAAGATATTCTTGTAAATGTACATCACCAAACTTGTTAGCTAATTCTACTGCCGGTGCTACACGTTGTTGATAAGATCGTAAAATAAATGACGCATCTGTTTCTATAAAATCTATAACATCTTTATTAGGTATTTTTAATTTTCTATCTAATAGTGGTGTTGCACCAATTTTGTATCTATTATTACTTACACCATATCCGGCTATACCTTCTCCATCTTGCCATCTAGCTTGATTATCTACAATATCATTATAATAAAACTCTACTTCTGCATCTAATATTTCTTCTGTTGTTCCATTAGGATTTATTCTTTCTTCATCTGTTCTTGCCATTCTATTTCTTTGTATAATGTAATTACGTCTACTTAAATTATTATGTAATTGTCCTTGTACGTATCTTCGTAATATTCCTTTAAATTGTTCAACATTTTCTAAAATAGCTTCTCTTTTCCACATTCTATGAAAGTAATCATCATCTCCCCAATAAGGTCTATCTGCAGGAAATACCTCTTGTATTCTACGTATGCGATTAGTATCTTCTATTAATTCTGCTTTCATTTGTTCAAGTCGTCTATAATTTTGTGTACCTACTAATTCACGTGTTTCATCTGTAAGTAATCCTTCTATTCTGTTAAGTGCATATTCTTTTTTACGAATAAGCTGTAAATAACTTTGTTGGTTAGCATACATACCTTGTTGTGCTAATTGGTCATCATAATACTTTGTAACTTTTTTCCAAATTTGTGCAGATTCTGCTATATTAGCAATTACATTTTCTGGCAATGTATTTGTTAAAGATTCTGGATCTATAATATATCTGCCTAATAAAATACTATATTCTTTAAAATCTATTTGACCATCAGCACCACGTGCTTGTCTGTTAAATAAATTTTGTGCTTTATTAACAAGTGATTTAGTAGCAATAGCTGTTCTAACTAAACCTTCTCGAAACACACCTATGTTTGGGTCAGCACCATATAACTCTAGAAATTTCTTTTCTATACTTCTTAATGCTAATGCTATTTGTGAATTGTGTCTTGTGCCTACTGCTGTAACTACAGATTCAGGTAATGCTTTTTCTAAATCATTAATTGTATTTACTGTTGCGTAATCACCACTTAATTCAATGTGTTTCATTACAATCATTTTTTTTAATTTTTCGCTAGATACTTTTTTATCTAAAGTGTTTTGAACCATTGACGCATTTGTCCAATTAGGTAATAACTTTAATAAACTGTTTGTGTCCGATTTTGCTATAACGGCAGATTCTAATTTTGTATCTCTTATAACAGCACTATTGATACGGCGTTCATATTGTCTAAAACTTTCTGTATCTAGTTTTTCATATGCCGGTAGTTCTTCATATATAGATTTTTTAATATTAAATCTTATCCAATCTTCTGGTGTTTTAAAATAATTTGGCCCTACCCTTATGCCTAGATTATTTAAATATACTAAATGTTTACCGGTCATCCATTGACCTTTAGCTTTTACAAAATCTACATCTACTTGATTTTTTTGTGCATTAAATTTAGCAATTCTATTACGATTACCAACATTAGGATTAAATTCTGCCGCACCTACTGCTTGTTCTATACCTTTATCACTTAATGCACGATCAACAGTTTCTCTAGGCATTGTACCAATATGTCGTACTGATGCTCGTGTTTCATTAGCATTAGGTGTGCGTTCATTTTTATTTGTAATTACAACACCCGGTGCATCTGATTTAAAATTAAATATTATTTCTGTATTGTCTGGATTTATACCACCTTCTACTTCATCCATAGTTTGATTATAATTATCTACAACATCATCTGCTCTACCTGTAGGAAACATTCTTCTTGTTGCCTGCTCACCTATTGTTTCTGTTAGTCGCCCATAAATACCTCCAAACAACCCACTAACTGCAAATGCAAACGACATATTAGCTACACTTTCACCATAGGTAGCTGTAGGATCTAAAGCTATTCTAGGCACTTCTGTTGCACCAATTAAACCTGCACCTATTGTACCGGCTTTTGCCGCACCTTTAAAAAACCCTATACCTTTAGCAAAAGGAATAGGAACATAAGTTATAGGGTCGGCAAGTGCCGCCACAAATCCCGGAGTTAATCTATCGCTATAATCTAGTCTACCTTTAGCATCTAGGTTTCTATCTATACGATTCATTATAGCTTCCATATGTTTGCGATTACGCACACCTCTAAATGATTTAACAAAAGGTTTATATCGTAAGGGTAATTCTTCTAATACATCTATTGTTTCTTTTGGTTCTGATAGATAGGTTTGATCCATATCATAATAGTCAGCTATTTGTCCTAACCACGACAGTTGTATGTGGTCTTGAACATCCTGCAAATACGTGTTTCTAAATTGTATTGGTTTGTTTGTAGCTTGATATGTTGGCTCAAACTGAAAAGTATTATTAGCTATAGTTTTTTGTTCTTGTGGTTCTAGTTTAATAACTTTTAAATCTTCATATTTCATTGCACTATATTTCCTAATGCTTGTTGTATTCTCCTTCTAGCTTCATCTGCATCTATGCCTTTATCACGTAATTTTTTATATGTACTTTCTTTCATTGATTGATCTTCAATATTTTGTGTTGTTAATTGAAAAGGGTATATAACCATATGATCTTTATTTTTATTTAATACGGCTCTACCATCTTCTGTATATACTAAAAAAGCTATTTTATTAAAATTGTTTGTGTATGCTCTTCTATGAATTCCTTTTAAAAAAACTGTTTTACCTAATTTCATTCGTTTAATTTGTGTATCATCCGAACCTGCAAAACTTTCTGGATCAGCATTATTTATAATATAATTATTTATTGTTTCGTACATAGCATTATATAATTCTTTACCATAAACATCTTTACTAATAGGATATAATACATTGTATTCTTGACCACTTTCCATTGACATCATAGATGTTTGAATACCCACTTGTATTTCTGAAGCCCCATAATATCCAGTTAATTGTGATTCTTGTTTTTCTAACCACTTTTTATATTTTGCCTTTTTGTAATCTCGCATAGTGTGTGTTGAAGCAAAACGTTTAATTTTTTCATTAACAATAAAACTATCGGCTTTTTCTCCATATCTTTTTTCAAGAAAATCTTGTGTTGCTTTAACAAAATCTCTTGTGTAATCAACACCCGGTGTGTTCTTTAAATTTACAATAGATAAATCAGGCGTTATATTTAATAATTCATCTGCATATTGTGGAAAATCTGATTGTATTCCACCTTTTGTAAAATATTCTTCTATCATAGCGTTCATTAAAAGTGATGCTTTTCTACCTTCTCCATCTAATTCTCCATAAACACCAAATAAGGATTGTTCATTTCTAACTTTTTCACCATTTGATAAAGTTTTAAAAGCTATTTCTGGTATAATTTGATTAGCAAGTTGTGGATTATATGCAATTTCTTTAACACTTGTATATATTCTATCTTCCAAATCTTCATTTAGTGGCACATTATCTAATGCTTGTATTGTATAAACATAATTTGCTTTATCTTGTGGATCTGTAGTAAATTTTGCACCGGGTGTACGTGAATTTACCCATTGATTTAAAAGTGCATCTTTTTTATATATTTTTTTTAAATCGTTTGCCTGTTGCACAGAGAATTTTCCATTGTTATTAGCTATTTGGGCTAATTCATCCATTGATGTCAAACCAATTTCATCATCAAACATACTTTTAAAAATATTATTATTAGTATTAAAAGTATCTAATACAGTAGCAAGTGTATTACTATCCATACCTTTAGTTATATTAAGCCATTCTTGTTTAGTTACTTTGCGTTTTTTTCCATCTGGTAGTATTAATATTACTTGATTAACAGAACCGGTTGCTAATATTCCTAAAGCGGCATTATTACTTTGTACTCTTTGTAATCCTACTGCTGTTGTATCATCAATATCTGCCGGTGCTAATGCTTTAGGAAATGCTTTTTGTATTGCCTGCAATCCTTCTAATTCTGCTGTTAATACTGCTTGTTTTTCTCTAACTGCAGGTAAATTAAATCTTTGTGATATTGTTTTAAGTTCATCAATGTGTGGTTGTAAAGATTGACCACCAAGAAAAGAATTTTTACCACCTGTAATAATTCTATTAATTTCTAATTCAGCACGTGTTTTAAGACTTTCTAATACTTCTTCATTATTAGCACCTTGTATAGCTAATTGTGTTTTAGTTTTAATAGGTGATAAAGTTTGTATTATTTTGCCATAGGTACTTGGTGCATCTTTTAATTCCTCTCTAATTTGTCTTTCTATTGGTTCTATAGCCAATTCAAAATCTTCATACGTTCCACCATTTCTTATAATTTCTTCACTTATACTTTTTGAATTAAACTCATATAAATCTTCTATTTGTTGTTTTAGTATAAAAAATTGTTCTTGTTCAAACTGTTTATTTATTTCTGGATTAAAAGGAAAAGAACGTATTTTTGGTATATCTAATTCTACAGTAGTATATTTAAACCCATTTTCATCTGTTCGTTCTGTGTATTTAGTATCTATTTTAAAATTATTTAGTGCTTGCTCTGCTTGATACCCAACAATAGTATCAGACAATTTATCAATACCTTGCACTATTTTTTCTGTAGCTACACCCCACGCTTCGGCTGTTCTACGTGTTTGATCTGCCGCTTCTAAATATCCTGTAGGATTAACAACACCAATGCTACCTTTTAAATTTGTTGTAAATTGTTCTTTACGTACTGCCATTATCTGTTTTTATAATAATCATAACCGGCTTGTGCTAGTGTACCGGCTGTTCCTATTGCTGTTCCTATTGCACCATATCTAGCCGCCGTTGCCCTTGATTTAGCTCCTGCTAAACTTGCTTCTTTGGCTAATCCTGTTTGTCGTGCTTCTGATTGATAATTAACTACATCTGTTAATCCATTAATTTGAATACGACTTATATCTTGTTTAACTGTTTTTTTACTACTTCTAAAAAATGCTCCAAAACTTGGTGAATCTAAATTTACACCACTTGCGGCTAGACTTGCTTTGTTACTTTTTGCATTTTGTAATGCTTGTCTTTTTCTATCGTTAATTCTCTGTTGTGCCGCTAACATAGCTTGTTTTGCATTTTCTTCTTGTTGTCGGCGTTGCATTTCTAAGGCTTGTTGTCTGTACATTTCTTCTTGTCTATCGTACCTTTGTTGTTGAAAAAACCCCATCATACTTACACCTGTACTTATAGCTGTAAATGCTGTAGCAATATCACACATTAGTAATAAACCTCCGAAGTAATTGATATAATTCTCATAGGCACAGGTGCAGTTTGTGTAATAGATATAAACGGAGTTTGTGTATATCCTAGTGTATGCACATCTTTTTTACCTGTATATCCTACCATTTGTAACCCATTATCATTAAGTAATACATCATTACCATTAACTTGTATATTATATGTTTTAGATAATTCTAATACAGTTTTACCTATTTTTCTTGGATAACCATAAGTTGATCCTAATCCACGTATAGCTGTACGTGAGTCAATCGGTAATGTTTCTATTTCTACTGTATAATTTAAACCTATATCACACGCTGATGCCGGAAGTTGAAAATTAGCTACACCTCCAGAAGTAACTGTTGCAGAACCATAATGACGTATATCATCTGTTTCAGACGATCCAGATGTAGCGTGCACAATTTTACCTCGTAAATCAGGATTAGAATTAAGACCTGTAAATACTCTGCTTGTTGTAAATTCAACAACAGCATTATCAGAGGCAGATACATTTACATCTACAACAATAATATATTCTCCTGATGTACCTGTACTATTAACACTTTGTATAGTACACGCTGTAGAATTTACTGTAAATTTTTCACCTGTTGTTGGTGCATTTGTAAAACCATCAATTACTAATTGTCTTGTACTTGTTACTGCACCATTTACTTTTGGTGCTCCGTGGGGTTGATACGATCCCGATAATGTTTTACTTACTGAACAATCTGTAGGTAAAGAAAACATTGAATTAGATAATTGTTCTAAATAATATTTTGTTGCTCCATTTATAGTTCTTTCTGTAACTACATATAAAAAAGAAGTTATACCGGTTGCTGATATAAATTTACCATCTGTTTGCCATATAACCCATCCTGCTAATTTTTCATTTCTATGTCCTGTAAATGCTCCTATAGAACCATCATTATTAACAAATAACAAAAACTGTTCTGTACGCACACCTGTTGATTTAAGTATGGCAGAATCTTTTGGACTATCTACTGCTTGTGGTGAAAGATAAGTTATTACACTTGATACATAATCTTCTGTTGCTGTATTGTAAAAAAACTCTCGTACTGTTTTACCATTAGGTTGAACAAATATTGCCGCACCATCAAACAATTTTGGCATACATTCTTGTGTAGAACCTAAATTACTTTGTCGTTCTATTTTTAAATCTGTAGGTGTAAGTGGTTTTCCTACTTGTGGTTTTAAGTAAAACTCACCTGTACTTGTAAATATTTCTAAATTTCTCCCAGAAACTAAATGACGTATTTCATTTATTTGATCAGATGAAATAGATATTTGAATAGAATCAGTATCTTCTGCATCACCAACATCAAAATTAAAAAACTCACTTGTTTTACTTCCGGCTATAAAATCAGTAATTGCTCCGCCTGCAAAAAACAATCTTTGTTGATGAAACTTACACGTTGTAGGATAACCATTATATGCACTATACACTTGCTCATCCCATTGTTTTGTTGGTGGATGCCCTATAATTCTTACATTAGTACCTCCACCATCTGCTGAATCTCCACCTGTATCAGAATTACTTGCTGTATAAGTATATCTATCGTCATCTAATACAGTAATAGTAAATGTGCCATTCAAATTACCTGCCGCCAATCCATTTCCATCTTCATTAAGTATAGATTCTGCACCCTCTATAGTAATACTAGCACCATTAGCAAAGCCGTGTGCAGGATGCAATACTGTAACTGTACCACTACCTTCCTCACTTTTTAAAGGGTCATCATCTAATTCTATTCGTATATTTTTTTTTAGTGTTCCTGTTGCTTGAGTAGCACTAGTATATCCTGTAATAAGTATTTCAGATCCGTGATACCTAATACGTGATCCTACCATAGCCGCATCAAAATAATCTGCACTTGTAACTAATGCTACACCTGTACCTGCAGTTGTAGTATTTATATCTAAAGTAACATCATCATCTGCAAATTTAAAATAAGGTTGATATACTTGATCTTGGTTTGTGCTTTCTCTAAATGCAAAATCTGTAAGTGTAAATGTTGTTGCTCCTGTTCTTTTTAACACTTTTGGTAAATGAGAAGAATGAGCAATTATCATTGAATCCGCTTGTTGTGTATATGATAATTTAAACAAAGTATTTGTTGTCCAAGGACAACTTGTAAATGTTTGTAATAATGTACCATTAGTTGATAAAACTAATAGCTTTGTGTTTTGAAATGCAACTATATATTCTTGATCTTCATTAAATATAAATGGCTCTATTCTTGTAGATTCACCTAAATCATATCTAAATAAAGTGCCTTGTCGTCTTTCAACCGGCCCTTGGTTTAAAGTAAATACATTGCGTGCTTTTTTTAATGCTTGTTCAAAAGCATCAAGATCGGTTCTACCAATAACTGTTTCATCTATTTCTCCACGAGAAAAACTATTTTGGTGAGTTCTTTGTATTGCCATAACATTACGAACTGCTTGGTACAACTGCTCTTATACCATCTGCCGTACCTCTGTTTCTTACTTCAATTAATAATGTGGTATTTAGTTTTCTAGTTGTTTGTGTTTGTGATTCCATACTTCTAGCAACAACTAATTGTCGTTGTGCTCTTTGTTGATATAATACAGAAAGCTGATCATTTCTAGCTATTGCACCTGCAAATAAACTAGCAAGTTCAAAAACTAACGATTGTGTAAAATAATCAGGAAATTCTTTTTCGTGTGGTTGATATGTATAATGACATACTACTGTGTCATTAGTACCTGTATTTGTAAATAATTCTTCACCATATCTATCGTATAAAATTACATTATCAGATACTGTTACTGTATGTATCAAAATAACATCATTAGGTATTTGATATGCTGAATCCCATTTATCTAAAGGGTCTGTTGCAAGTTTTGTAAGTTGTGCTTGTTTTGTTGCAAATCTCCATCTTGCTTTAGTAAGCATTGCTCTTAATGTTGTTTCATACAGTTGATTAGAAACTTTACTTTCAACTGTATTATCAGTAAATGAAGCAATAGTGTTTGCTCCAATTAAAACTAGTCCTTGATTACATATATCTATTTTACTTACCATAATGTAAATATCGGGGGAGTTGCCTCCCCCAATACCCTATGTACCATTAATACAAGTAACTGTAGCCGCCGCTGTTGCACTTGATACAACAAGGACATCTACTGTTCTTGTGCCACCTGTAGACCCAACAGCAATGATTACATCATTCTGTTTAAGCTGATTGGTAGCATTGTTAAAATATCCCGATCCTGCAATAGTACCTACAGCATCTGCAGAGTTGTAGAGAAATACATTCTGATCTCCACCACCTGCAATCTTTTTTAAGTTTGCTTGAGTAAAAGCCATTAGTTTTCTCCTATTCCGTTATTTGACATTCTATAGCACCATCATTGTCAATCATCACAGCACCCATAGACATATATGAAGTGATTAGATTACTGACCTTTTCAGGAATATAGTTTACTTCGGTTCTTACATCAGAACCCATAGCAAGACCAACTGATGATCTGTGCCAAGCGTGGCAATCTCTAGTTGTACCAGAAATTGACAAACCAGAGAATGAGAACCATAAAAATCCTAACCATCTCTTAGCCGTCATACCACCTGCATATGGAAGTTCTTTTTCACCGATATACTC